ATATCGGCCTAAGCGTGCGTGGGAAAAAACGCATATCGGACATATTACGCGTTAGTTTATCCACAGGCTGGCAGCTTAATCCACGCGTGCGATAAGTAACGATACCGCGTGAGTTCCAGTATCAGTTACAGCCCAGAGATCGCATCCTTCCGGAATTACGAGCTGTGCGGTTTGATTATTGGCTAAATGGAAGCCGTTAGATCCTGTAACAGTACTAGATCCTAAGTACGTATTACCTTTACTTTCGATACTAACGTGCTGCGTGACGTTATCCAGATTTACTATTACCTGTGCTGTCGTCGTCACTGTTACTTGTGTGCTGTAAATCGCCATAACCCACCTTATTCGCTATGTCTATCTCTTGTTGCGCGCTTTGATGCCTAGCACCTACATATCGAGCGTAATCGGTATGGTGCTCGCGCTTTAGCCAGTAGCTGCGCTTGTGTGGTAATTGTACGCCAGTGTGTGCATACATTTTATAGCCCAGAGCTTTAACTCTAATAGACCAGAATATATCCTCACCTACCCAAGATAGGTTTAATGGCATATCTCGATACCATCCCCACTTATCTCCCTCGTGTACTTGGTCGGCCTTATCTCGCATCTCTTCTAATACGCGTCTATGTACGATGATGCAACCAGTACCAGCCGCATCTATCTCTACGATGGAATCCTCTGGGTACTCGTGCATAGCGAACAGCCCACCATCTTCGCCTACTTTAAATACACAGGGGACAGGCTCTGGATAAAGATTAGCTGTATCCCAAGCTGCGTGGACGATACCGCTAACTATTGGTCGCTCATCCTTATCGGCTGCTGCTATAAGTTTTTTAAATGCTTCTATAGAAAATATCTGATCTGTATCTATCTGCAATAACCAGTCATCAGTGGTCTTTTCTAAAAAGGTAGCTACTACCTGATTACGTAATCTAGATATAACTCCAGATCCTTCTAGGCTAATAAGCTGCCCTAACTGTGACTGGCTACGCGCTATATCTATAATCGAGGTAGCGAACATAGCGTGCCACTGCCCAGGCGAACATACGCCTATAGTTATCTTTTCTCTTAGATCCATATCTGTCCCTTATTTCTCTAGTACCAGTTACGCCGTAGATGATGATCTAGGGCTTTACAGGCATCCTTGTATCTATGTCGAATATAGCCTACTCCCCACTCTATCTGCGCGTAGGGATTAGATCTAAATTTCTGTATCTCTTTTTTACTGTGTCTAGGCATATTTCTCTGAGGTATGCCGTAGTCATGAGTGGGAGATTTAGCTTCCGGACGCCAGTTACTCTCCTTCATCCAGAGCTGTACCAGGCAGGGAAACTCTTTATAGCTTACGAGTTTTCTCGCGTAGTTTTGATACTCGACCGTAGTATTTAAAGTCATAACTAGGATCAGTATCGGCAAGACTAAAGGCTTTCGCATCTCGACCCCCAATTAGGTAGATCATCGCTTTCGCTAAATATTCGGTATTTTCGTCAAAATAGGCGATGCCACTATTACAGTCGTGGCAGAGCAGACCTCGGACTTCGAAGGTCTTATGGTTATGGTCTATAGCCAGTCGGCTCTTTTCGTTCTCTACGCCGCATATGGCGCACCTTTGATTCTGTTTAATGAGGAGCTCTTCATAGTCATATTTTACCCTACGCATAAACCATCTATGCTGATTACGGCAGTCTCGGCAGGTGTGTCTCCGCTTCTCTTTCTTAACGTTTATGTAGCCAAATTGAGTTATATCTAGGATTCGATCGCAGGATTTACAGTAACGCTCGTTATTCTGCGTCCTCTTCCTCATCCGTCTCGTCATTTTGTGGATCAAGTCCTAACGCATATTGGCGATCTTCTTCGGTAAGTGAGTTAAACATTACCAGTAGTGCATTTACGCTTCGATTTAATAATGATTCGATCGCGTCAAATGATAGGGCTTCGTCTGTAGTTAATTCTGTCTCTACTTCTCCTATGGAGAGAGTTATATTCAGTGTCATACAGGTATCCCATCACTGGTAGAGATAGATCTATGGGTTATTTTATTACTGTTTTATCTTTTGTTTTTTATTATTTTTATATATAGACCTGAGCCTAGAGCTAAAGGAGAAATGCCCCCCTACCCCCCATAAATTAAAAAATTCTTTTATGGTTGGTACGGAAGGATCTCTGTAGCTATTGGTTTCGGTTTAGACCGTCGCCTGTCGCTGTCGGAGTTCCTGCCCCCAGTCTTACGACCGAGATAAATAATAGACCATAACTACGACATACGATGGCATTAAAAAGCCCCAGACCTGGAAAATCCGCCTAGATTAAAACCAGGTCTAGGGCTACCCTGGCGTTAGCACCCTCGAATACGCCAGAATCCGTTTATAGCCTTTATTTCTTTCCGCCTAGTATTTACCTATACCAGACGGCTATACGCCTCTATAAACCGCTTTACAGACGCGTTATTGGGTAAGTATGTGTAGAGCTTCGTATATGGAACCATCCATACTTCTTCGTCCGGCAGCTTGTACTCGGCTACGCGAGCCATCTTGACAGGCATAAAGCCGACGATATAAAGATTTTCTAGCGTCGTACCCTTACAGAGAAACGCTATATCCTTCTCGCGATCGTTAGCTCTTACCACTAGATGCTGGCCGCTCGTCCAGCGCACCTCGATATTATTTCCTACATCGGCGGTTCGCTTACCTGTACCCACGCCGTTCCACTGCATATTCAGCTTACGAGCTACACCAATTTCTGCGCCATAGGCCATAGTCATTTCCCATAGTCGCTGGCTATCAGTTTTCCAGGGATTATGTCGTTTATGTGGGTTATCTGTACCCATAGTTGAAATCGACCATTTAATAAACTCGTCGGCTGCCTGCCGAGCTAGTTTCTTTTCGTGATCCTTTAGCCTTAGTTCGCGCTCGTTCATTTCTTCCACGGCCTGCCATCTGTACTTAGTGGGGAGCATTGTTCGGTATAAGGCTTTCTCTGGCAGAAAAGACCCTCGTAGGGCTTACCAGTGTTAGAGGTTCCAGATCTATAGACTCTGCACGTGCGCTCATTGTGCGCACAGTAGGGCTCGTTCTCCTCGACGTTTATAGCGTCTTTAGGATCTTCGATACGATTTTTTTCCTTTTTTGGCTCTTCGGCTTTTGGCTCTTCGGTTGTCGGTACAGAGCGGAGAGTGAAAGGTTGGAAAGTCTCTCCGCTTGTACCGTTGGCATCCGCGCCCCATAGATCCAGAGCTACCCCAAAACGCATCGCGGCATTTTTGATGGCATCGCTTATGGCTGTCTTAATTGCATCTGCCCCTTTTTGATGCGGTTCAGACGCGCCATAACCAATTCTGGAGACTCCGCATACAGTAAGACGGATCCATAGGCCGTTATTCTGATCGAGTAACGGCATACCTGTACTTGGATCTACGGATATAGGCTGCCAATACCACGCAGGATCTACCTCAATTAAACGATCGGTAACTACTGCGTGGTTTATATAGGCAAAAGATTTAGTGCCGATATTTTTATGCTCTATTGCATCATCTGGAAACGGTGCTCGTAACTTAGCTGCATCTTCTGGCTTCATTGGTTTTCTTCTCCTGGTTTAACAAATCTAACACTGGCTTTTTTATTTAACGATGTATCTATGAGCTCCATACGTGCCATACATAGAGCTACGACTACGGCCTGACCGTCTATCGGTTCTCCCAGTTCTTGTAGCTTTTGTAGCTGCCTAGAAAGCTGTGTGGCTTTATGAAACTGTGCGTAGGTGTAGTAAATCCTCTGATCTTCATTTTCGATTATTGCCCCTGGGCCTGGATAAATCGCCATTAGTCGATCTCCTTTAGCTTTTGGTTTTCTACATAAGCGTTTAGCCAGGGAAGGCTAGATACGCGCTTATCGTGGATAGCCTGCATTACAGCTTCTCGGCCACCTGGCGCGAAGCGTGTGGATACATATGGCTCTTTATGCTCAATACCCATAAATGGCACAAACTCACCATTTAAGGTGCTAAATATGGTGTTATCTTGCGTTATTGCTAGCGTTTCTATGAATTTCTTTTTAAAAGATTCACGTACGCGCTGCTCGATTTCCGTAGAGAAATTATCGCTAACCCACTTAGTAAAAGCCTGCTCATCGGTAATTACTACCTCGACTCCGCGAGCGATTAGTGAGATCTTCGCGACCTCTTGATTATCTATTACCGCCTTCGTCATATCTGCGCCTACGTTTTGTAGCTCTTCACTAGCTAATCGACGTAGCTCGTCGGTCGCTTCTTTTACCGCATCTTTAATTACGGTTAAAGCTGCTAACTCTGCGGCTATCTCTTTTAAATTCACTTGTACCACGCTCCTATCTCGGCTACTGGCCGGTTATCACAGATCTCATAGGTGCTACCGCTTGGATGGATAGACGGAGCAGCTACGACGTAGCCACGCCATTTAATATCTATGCCCTGACGATATTTACCTGGAAAATTCATAGACGAATCGGCCTTGTAGTAATAGTGATAGCCGTTACCTGTCTTTATTGTGCGCGTAGGTGGTAAGCCTTCAATGCTTCCGCCATTACGCTCATCTACATCAAATACGACCAAGCCGGAAGGCTGGCAGGCGATCCCTATATTTATATTGGGATTTTTAATAAACCAGCTAAGAATCTTTACAGAGTCATTAGTAGCCGAGTACAGACCTTCTTTAGCCAAATACGGATGCGGTCTTTTACTTTTGTTTTGTAATGGCAAAACATAGAAGCCTAGAAAGCCGTAGCTAATCGCATACTGCTCGATGCGTCTCATTATCTACCACGCTCGATCGTGATACTTGATGGATGACGTACGCCTGCGCGTCTGCCTGTTTTAAAGCCTTTAATAAAGCCTACGTGATGGCCCCAGTTATAGGCCAAAAGACCGTAAATAACAAAGATGATAAACAAAACTAAATCTCGGTTTTGTGAAACAAAGTCGTACATATCTGTCCCTAATCTGTCTAGGTGTTTAGGAGCCCTAGACGTTCATAGGCTACTGTACGCGACCGACGGCTATGGCACGCGACACGCCGTCCTCTAAAGAAATCTTAGGGACGTAGCCCAGGCTGTGTAATAGGGCTGGATTACCTACTCGGTAGGAAACCCCTCTGGGCTGGTCTGTAATGGCCTTTATTTCTGGCTTATAGCCCATCTGGCCGCAGATTATGTAGGCAAGATCCTCGAAGCTTGTAGCCCTGCCTGTCGAGAGATTTACTGTAACGCTTAGGCGATGGGCTGCCAGTAGCAGGCTAGCTTCTATTATGTCGTCGATATGGATCCAGTCTCGTACTGTGTCTAACGAGCCCCAGACGTGAAAGGGATCCTGTTTCTCTAATCCGCGTTTAATGAGCGACGGAAATGGATAGTCCAGTGACTGATCGGCTCCATAGCCAGAGAAGGGTCTAAATACCAAAACGTTTAAACCAGCTTCTCGTAAATAGCTACATAACATTTCGCCGGTTAGTTTTGCCCATCCATAAGTCATATCTGGGCTCTTAATAGCCTTTAGGTGTATGTCCCACTCCGATAGCCATCGTCTTTCTTTTCCATCTTGTAGCTCTGTGGGATAAGCTGCAGAGGATGAGAAATAAATAATCTGTCTCGGTCTAGTACGTAATGCCCATCCTGCCATCTCTGCGTCAATAGACAGATCTACGGCTAGGGCTAAAGGCTGTCGCTCGATCATCTGGCGGCCGCCTACGACTGCCGCTAAATGGATTACTAGATCGTAGGTTATCTCGTTTTTTTGAAAGAAAGCTCTGGCATCATCACCCTCGACTATATCGACTAGGGTTAAATCGTGATCCTGTAAAACTTTATGGTAATGCCTGCCGACGAATCCTCTATGGCCTGTTATTAGTATCTTCACGAGAGCACCGCTACGAGGTCTTTGTAATCCTGGCTGTTTATATATTCCTCATATACGGCTCTATCGTGATCGTACATTTCCTGGCTATTGACTCTGGCGTAATTTATGTCCATCTCTGATTTACGAGCTACTGGATGCATATGCTCCACTATCACGTCTGGCTTGTAGTAAAGACCGCCTATATCTGTACCCAATTTATGCCAGAAATTATCTAGATAAAGATGCTTAAATTTAGGTGGAGCCATACCGCCGAGGTGCTCGACTATTTTGCGATTCATTAGGCAGGCAGTGGGCAGATTAGCTCCCTGGAAAAGGTCGTTACCGTACGAAATGCCGTTTTTAGGATAGGGAATCGCTAGCGTTAATATGTAATCCCAAAATGGCGTACGAGGTAAATGATCGTCGCCCATAAAGCCGAAGTACTCGTAATGGTCGTACTGGCTATCGTCCATAAGTATTTCGACCCCTTTATTTAGGGGTTGCGCCATACCGTTAGAGTTATTTTCTATAACTATATAACCGTAGTCGTACTCTTCGGCGTTTTTCTCGTAGGCTTTTCGTTCCCAGTCGTTATCGTCGATAACGATCCATAAATCACAGCGCGCTTCGGTTTTTTTAAACGCCTGCGCTAGTCGCTTTACGTTTTCTGGTCGTCCTCTTGATGGTACTACATAGGCACTCGGCATTACTGTCCCTTCGATCGTGCTCTTTCAAGTGTTGAAAGAGGAGCTGTCGCACTTCGCGTAAATCGCTTAATACCTCTTCGGCAAAACCGTTAGATACTGGCCTAGAGTTACGCTCGGCTTTAGCCGCAAAAATAGCGGCCACACCTGACACTGTAGCACCGGCAATTACGCCGAGCTGTAATAAAAGACTATCCACGTCCTAGCGGATCCTTCGGATTTAGAAATCTTAGGATCGGTGGAAGTACTGCGGCGGCCGCCGCGCTAGATAGACCCTTTACTGTTACGTCGCCTGTTGCGAGGTAGTACGCGATCGCTGCTGCTGCGGCTGTCCGAGCCCACGATGCTAGTAACTGTTTCGCTGTCTTGATCTGTTTCTTTTGCTTCTTGGTCGCCATTTTCTAGTCCTAACGTTCGGATTAAATTTTGCACCTGAGCCGCGTTCATTACGACCTCAAAATGCATTTCATCTTTACGGTTTCTGTAATCTCCGCCCCATCTTAGCCCATATTTACGGCATAAACGTCGAATAGTACGCATCTGTTCATCCGTAAAAGTATTTTCTGCGCCGAGTGGATGCTGTGTAGCATTTAGATCTATAGCTGTACCGGACGCGTGATTAGAAAGCGTAGTAGCTCCGCGAATATCTCTATAGGCATAGCCCCAGTCGTCGAGCTGGCCTTCGTTTATCCGCTCGACTTCTTTATGGAAGTCTCTGGCAAAAGCAATTAGCAAAGGGGCTACAGGTCGAGCTACGCGCAGCTTTATCCCAGATCCAGGGACGCGCTTAGAGATTATCTGGATTTCTTCTGGATCCTTAGATGCAGGCCATCCATTTTGAGAAATACGCATATGCGAAGAATACCGAAAATTCGCCATAAATAGGGCAGTGTTCCCCAAAATAACTCTCTTGGGGGATTGTGCCTAAAGGCCTAACGCTTCTTTGAGGTCGTCTAAGTTCAATCCTACCGAGGCAAGTTTGTCTGCAACTGTCGGTTCAGCGTATGGTTCAGGCTTGTGGTTCGCTAAACCTTCGGCTGCTTGTTGGTAGGTCAAATCTCCGGCAATAATTAAATCATCACCATTGACATAAATACTTGTGCAACCTAATTCTTTTCTTAATTGAAAATGATTTATAGGTGTTTTTGCATCAAATTTGTGTATATTCAATTTATGCTCCTAAATAAGTTACTTGAAAGTCTGTGACGTATCGGTAAGAAGCACTTGTTCCACCTTGCTGGATAACGTGTTCAACATAATCACCAGCAGCGAGACTCAATACAATGCTAGCGGTTGCCGGCTCCTGCGCTCCTTTTCGCATCATTTGTCCACCCATCAAAGCAATATCGCTACTGGACGTAATATCAGAGCCATTTTTGTATAACAACTGAATAAAATAACTATTGAAAGTCTCCGGCCATCCGTACATTGTCACCAAGTATTTACCACCCATACCAGTAGGTATGGTTATTCTTGAAGTGTTTGTTGTTGTGCTGTGAAACGAATCCGTATCCCATCCCTCTGAACCTGCGTATGGAACGGCAAACGGTGTTGGGGTTGAATTTATTGTGGCGTAATAATTATATAAACCGCAACCGATTAAATTCTGTCGTTTTACCCATTTTAACCCTGTGGTCTCTCCACTATCCGCTACAAGTGTGGTTCCGTTAGCGCCCACTGTGAGGTTATCGAAAGTGCCGGAACCTGTACCTACTATTAGATCCCCTTTAGCTGAAATCTCCGTAGCCATAGAGTTAGTAATTGTGGGTACTGGGCCACCTGCGTTAGAAATTGAAATACCAGTACCGCTAGTAACGGCCGTAAGATCTCCGACTGCTGCTGCGAAAAATATAGATGCGCTAGCTGAAATAAAATAGAGCGTACCGCTTTGATATTGTGACAGTACTAAAGATCCTGCCGTATTTACCGTAGCTGTACCTGCCGTTACTGTGACGTCTCCGGCTCCGCGATTTTGAATTATTACCGTATCTCCAGCATCGAATAAACCGGTATTAACCGTACAGGTCACAGATCCGCTCGTATTGAACTCGATGCGAGTACCTTTATCTGCGGCCGCTAATACATATGCTGCGGTCTTGACGCTTACAGTCTGATTAAAATCGTTAGCCTGTAGCGAATTAACCTGTGCGGCCGTGAGTACTTGACCTGTCGTAAATGTCTGTTTTGCCATATTTCTCCTAGTAGGCTAGCGAATCTTCATCGAGGAGACCATCCACCGACGAGTCTAGCACGAAGCCGGACGCGAAAGGCTGAGCGGTCGTAAAGGTAGTAAAAAAGCTGTTAGGCGTAATGTCATAGCTAACGCCTGTTATCACGCTATCGCTCGTCACTGTTCCACCTTCTAAGGTCTGTATAACCGTTATAGGTGAGAAAACGTCTAGATCTAGAGCTGCCGTAACGCGAGCTGAATCTGCGCCATCGGCTGCGTCAATGGTTAGAGATTCCATCCGTAGATCTGCTCCGACCTCTTGTCGGCTAGCGATAATCATTAAAGCTTGATCTAAAGCCTGTGTATCTGTCTGGGCGATAATGCTTCGATTTATGGCGTGCGTAAAGTAAATATCCTGGCTATCCACCGCATTTACTGTCTGAGCGGTTCCGCCGGTACGAGTTACAGTAGCTTTATTTATTAGGCCGAAGTCTGATAAATCAAAAGATACTTTCTGATATTTAATCGTTCCCACAGCCCCAGTATCCGAAAAGGTCGTAGGCGTACCGCCAGATAAGGTAATTACGTCTGTCCTACTAAGAAACGTGGCGTAGCCCTGCTGATTCATATAGAAGGCTCCTAGATCGGTAGCTTCTACGGTCTGACAGGCCGCTAGAAGGGTTCTCGTAGCCCCTGTGTCGGCCTGTACGGTGGTCGTAGCGGTGGTCGAGATAGATCTCATACCCCCAGGCCAGTTTCCCTCGTCTAATAGGCTTGTAATGCGCTCTGCGGTCGTCTGGCCTGCTGTGCCACCTGTAACCGTGGTAATGCTGTTTAGGTTTAAAAGCTGAAACCCATCGACGCAGTTAAGATCGACATAGGCAGGGTCGAAACCTGTGGGGCTCTGATATTTCCAGCTCTGTATATACATAGATCCGAGCGCATACTCGACGTTATTAAATTCCCCTGCGAAACGAATTTTACGCATCGGTAAAATCTTTCCATAGAGCGCAGAGCTGCTATTAGCAGGGTTAAATAGGCCAGTCTCGTCTATTAAACGTATGGCTGCTGTGCCAGCCGTAAAGCTATCCGAAGTACGGTTATAGGCTCTACGAATTCCTGCGCGTAAAACATATTGGCTTACGTCTAGCGTGTCATTAGCTACGTCGGCTAAAACGCCTACACCGAGCGGTGTCGATGGATCATCAAGTACTAAGGCTGGATCAAAAGATGGCCCATTACTAAAGTCGATGATGCATTTAAATACCGCGCCTGTAGTCATATTACTCGGCTATCAGTAGAGAGTTACCGCTTCGCTGTGTTTGATAAACAGCATCTGTAACAGCCGCCACTAGGTCATTTTGCGAAATAAGAGATCCGGATACATTTACATTTACTACTACGCCTTCATCTCGCATACGGAATCGTGCTACGTCAAAATTGGACGGTACAGCCGATGCGCTATAAAGATTACGTAGGCGACTCGAATTTAACTCATCAAAATATCTAAAGGATGCAGTATCTGGCGCATTTATATCCTTTAATCCCATAAGCGGTTCTCCGCCAGCTTCGCCTAGTAATGAACCAGGCGGTACAGATGGAGATTTCACTATAGGGGCAGGCGGTATATACGTCTCGCTAGGAGCGGTTACTTCATTACCTTTACGAGCTTCCGCAGGTCCAGCGATAAAACCGCCAAAACTACCGCCAGGTGGATTAGTGGAAGCCGAGCTACCAGGGGCAGGGATAGCAGGTACGCTAATCGTCGCTCCAATATTTATATTATATTTACCTTCGATTAAGGCTTTTAAGCGGTCGATAATACTTTGTAGATTATCTGTAAATTTAATTTCTGGTTTTAAAGCGGCTAAAGCTTCTATTGAGTTTTTATCTGCTGCAAAACCAGCCGTCTTTAAAAGCTGATAAACCATTTCTAGATTCATACGATCATCATAAAAACCTGTGGTAGCAGCCTTTAAGGTAACTAGGGCTTCTTCGTCGGTCTGATAATCGCTTATCTTTAAAGCTGCTAACTGTAGGACGCGATCTCTATCTTCTTTAGAAATATTACGACGTAGCGCGGCCTGTTGGTTAATTGCATCTATATCGAATTTAAATTGAATCGAGTTACGCAGGCGATCTAGCTCGGCTGTGCGTTTCTTTTCTGCCGCTCTGCGCTTTTCCTCTGCTCGTAATCTAGCCAATTCGGCAGCACGTAATTTAGCTAGTCGAGTTTCCTCTTCGGCTAGTTTGACTAGGCGACCTTGTGACTCTAAAGAGGCCGCATATCTATCGGCTGCGGCTTTATTTAATGCCGCTTCCTGTTTCGTTGCCGCCTGTAATCTTTCAGATTCTGACTTCGTATCTAATAATTCATAAAGACGGATAAGCGTTTTAATAATTGGGTTTTTAGCGAGCTCTTCTAGTTTGTCGTCAATATTCTCAATAAACCCTGCGGCTTTACCTAAGGCTCTTCCAATTTTGTCGCCTAACTCGATTATCTTCGGTATAAATTCATCTACTGATAGACCAGACTCCTCTAGACCTTTAATAAAGCCTTCACCTATTGCTTCTCTGGCTTCATCAAAAGCGACTTTTAGTCGATCTATAGAAGTGGCATAAGTATCCTGAGTAGCTAAGGCCGCTCCGCCGTATTTCTTTTGTAGCTCTGCCAATATATCTGCAAATTCTTTACCCTTTAAGCCAGCAGAGGTATAGCCAATATTTAAACGCGCTAAGGCTTTTGTATCTCCTAAATAGGCTCGCGTTAGGGCATTTACGACAGTATTTAAATCTGCGCCAGTTTGTTTAGTTATATCTACGGCAAGACTTAATAGCTTTTGAGAATCTGTGAGAGTGTACGTCGTACGTAAAAGCTTTTGTAGGGCTGGGTTTAATTCATCGTCTGCTATACCTGTAGCCAGCGATAAGGTTTTTACGAATTCGTTAGCGAACCCCTGAGCAAAACCTAAACCTAAATTATTTAGCTCTAAATTAAGTCTGCGTAATGCCTTTTCGTTTTCTCCAAAAGCCGCTACGGATTTCTTTACGAAATTAACTATCGCTACAGTGCTAAAGACGGCAGTAAGCCTGCGGCCGAATTTTTGCAACTGTTTCTCGGTGCGGCTTGTTTGTTTTTGTAAATCCTTAAACCCTTTATCTTTTAAGCGCGTTACGAGATCTACGCCTACTTCTCTACGATCGGCCATTTTAACCCCTCGCGAATATCTTAAATCGTTGGTCTATGACTTTTGCTACCTCTTTACGTACAGATGGAGCGGCTATCGTTGCGGCTCTATAAAGGATGCGCCCATACCTGGCATCGCCACCGAAGGGATAACGCTTATTTACTGCGCGCAAAAAGTCCTCGCTCGCGTTAGGGTTACGTGAATTTCTCTGTGTTCGACTTTTGGACTCTTCCGTACCTCTACCTGCGAGCTCAAAAATGGCTCCAGCAGGTGCTCGATTAACTACCGCTAGAGCGGCTGTAGCTACTTTGTTATAGCCAAAAGGTACGCGATTAGACGTAGATTTAGTTACCTTAATATTTTTCTTTACGAAGCCTGCATCCCATACCCATCGCTTCTCGCTGGATCTACCTCGATGCGCGTAGTCATTAACCCAGGCTGGACTCGAATATGTCGGCGGTACAGGTCGCCATAGATAGCCGCCAGATGAGCTTCTAATTTCAGCCGGTACGAATTGACGAGCTAAATCCACTAAGGGTTTTGCCGCCGCTTTTAAGGCTTTATCAAAATCTTTACGAAGCTGTGGATCCAATTTTTTTAGATCCTTAACTAACTTATCGAAATCTGGGATAAATATGCTTTTGCCGCGTTCCATCCCTGTCGCTTGGAATTCGGCCATATTTATCGTCTCCTTTTGCTACCGCCCATAGTCTTACGACTATGGGCCTGCTCTAACAGGATAGATTTTATCGCTGTGTAAAGCGCAGGATCGCAGTTTAGGAGCTCGTTAGGACTTATCCCTGTCGCAACCGACACAGATGCGATTTCCCATATTTCTCCGCGTCGGTCTATCCATTTTTTGAGTCAAAAACGAGATCTATCTCTGAGAATTGGTCTATGTAAGTATCACCGAATTCTAGAGAGGTATCGCCCTTCTTCATTTGTAGATAGTGAGCGAACCACCAGAGATCGCTTTCTTTTTGCTCTTCGATAAGACGCTTACGCCATCCGATCTTAAAATGACTTTCAAAAGCCACTTTAGCCGATGGCGTAAGGTCGTAGAAAAGCTCTTTACCGTCTTTTTTTACTAATTTAATTTGTGTAGTAGCCATTGTTGTCCCCTATTCACTAAATCAGCTTGTGGCCTTAGTAATCGCGGTTACTGGAAGCGTAATCGAAACCGTAGCTGGGCCATCTAAAGTTCCATTTATCGGCTGCCACTGTGCTACTAAAACCGACATACTGTAACGTGGATTCGTCGCAGTAACTGTACCGCTTACAGGGATTAACTGTATCGCTAGTTTTGTGCCTAGTGCATCTTCAAAAACGCTATTTACAGAGGACGTAGCGAAATCGTTATATAGCTCTAACGAAACGTTAGGACGCTCGATACCGCCGATAAGGTTTTGTACCGTATCTGTCATAGCTGTAATTTCTACTGCATCTACTTCGCGGCTAAGAGAAACCGCGCTAACGTGATCTGTAATCGTAGTCGTACCAGCGACTACAGCCACCTTGTTACCCATAAAGATCGCCATTATTTTCTCCTTTTAGCCGATCATATCTAACGAATATCTATAGGCTAGATAATCGTTTCCTGCTACTTGTACAGACCCTGCGGTAGCGGAAGCTACTCGCACTGTTTGTACTGCGCCGCTTAGTGTTGCATCTGCCTCGATCGCGGTTTTTACCGAGGTAGAACCAGTAGAAGCTAAATAGCCATCTAGTTTGGCTTGTGCCGCCTGTTCGCTCATCCGTCCCACGATGAGTAATACCGTACAGGTTGCCGAATCGAAACCACGATTAAACGTAGCGTCGTAGTTTAAATCTAATTGTCCCACAATAGCGGCCGGAACATTTACAGAATCTGGGATATAGTCGTAAGTTTTTAATCCAGAAATCGTAGCTAGGCGTGTTTTAAGATTAGCTCGTACCGTTGAAGGAACCATTAAGCGGCTACCTCTTTCTTGTAAGCTCTTACCATCGCCGTTACGTCGCGACCTAGTGGGCTCATACGAATCGCTCCCAGATCTCCTAAACCTAATACGCCACCTGGCGAGTCTTTTCTCTTGTAAAGATCTGCTGTAAGAATCTGGCAGGCCATCTCTATATCATCTGGAACGCTAGGCCATCCCCATCGAGCCGTAACCTGTACGCCTGGACGTAAGCCATTAGAAAACATACCTGGGAAGATAGGCCAGGTGTAAGTCGTATTAACCATCGTAAGTTGAGTATATGGACGGCTTAAAGATGGGGCAGTAAGCGGATCTAGAATAAAATCTGTATTAAGAGTAAGCGTGGTCTCGAAAGTACCATCGCCATCTTCGTCGATAGCGACTACCAAGCTAGACGTAGTACCAATATCATCGACGTAAGCAAAAACGTCGTTATATGCGCGATATTGCCTAGAGCTCGCATTAGCATCTAAATAAAATCGACGGTTAGCAATTCGATCTATGCTGCGTGATGCAGATTCGACCATAGTTTCTAAAATTGTATCGTCGCTGTTATCACTAATAGAGAGATAACTTTTCATCGCGTTTAGTGTCGTATATCCGTTAGTTATAGCCATAGAGGATCTTTCGCATAGTTAGGGACAGGTAACTGTAAAAAAGCATAGGCGAAATATAAGACGCTCCTAATCTTAATACTTCGCATAATGCTCCTAAAGATCCTCTATGGGTATAACCACTGGGGCAGTTTCAAGGCTGCCCCAGATGGCTTTTATCACTAGAAGCTTGGGGTAGCTAGACCAGTGCCGTTGATTTGTGCGAAGGCTTTTGGATAGCGAAGTGAGGTGTATGCGAACATACCGTACATAACGATATTGAGCGCGACCTTACCTGCTGGCTCTTCGAAGGTAACGTAAGTAGGCGAGTTAGCCTCTTCCCATAGATGCGACTCGTTTAGATCTACTACGTGGATGGTGTCTTGGTTTGTACCAGCTCCGACGTTTGTAGCGATATTTGCATCTGTGATAATTGGAAGTCCAAGTAGGGAGTAACCGGAGTTAGTTCCGTAGTTTGGATAGCCATTACCTGTACCCATAGCGTTAGTTGGGTTATACGCAGTTGGTACGACGAGTGGACGGTTTTGTGAATCCAGACCACTAAGGAAGAATCCAAGACGACGTGGATGCATAATAATCGCGTTTGGCGATGCATATACGTTACTTTGAATTTGTTGAATCGCATCTGCGATCTTTGGATAAACACCTGCAACAGTACCAGTAGTAGCAGTGTAAGTAACGAGGATTCCAGTAGTCATATTCTGGATACCGAGCGGCTGGCCGTTTGAGCCAGAGCCGTTGATTAGTAGATCGTCTAGCTTAGTGTGATAAGCGCGAATTAAATCTGTTAATACGATGCTCTCGATATTGTATCCGCGAAGTAGTGCCTGCTTAGATACGCTGTTTTGTCCAGCGACTGTATTTACATTTACTGTAAGTGTGGAATCTGCTGGATCTTGGCTTACTGCTGCTGTGTTTTGTGAAGTTTGTGCTGCGACTGCTGTACCAGTTCCGATTAGGGATAGTACGACGCTCATACCTTGCGGTGGGAGTGTGTGCTTACGGCTTGCATCCGCAAAAGGACGACCAGCACGTAGCTTAGGTGCGTAAAGATCTACAAGGTACTGTGGTACTACGAGACCTGCGAAATCACCTGTAGAAGATGCGCGATATTCAACCGCCATTTCTGACTGATGACGACGGATACGCTCGGATGCGGTTGCATCGGTGTTATAGAAAGCCTTAACAGCGTCCGATAGGAAGCTGTGCTCTGCGCGCTCGTGATAAGTCACTGGCTCGCTAACTACCTTGATTTGTTCGCGCTTTTCAGTTGGCTTATTTGAATCAACCTTAGCCGCGAGATCTGCTGCCTTCGCATTACGTAGCTCAATGTCTGAGATCTGTTCGATTCTCTCATCAAGTTTCTTTACTTCGAGGTTAAGTGCTTCGATATTAGCGAGCTCCACCTCTGAAACGTCGCGCACTTCTTCGGCGGCGCGATCTACGATCGCTTGGATCATAGCCGTCTTGCTCTCGCGCTTTTCGCGAAGAGACTCTAAAAATGCATTAGCCACTTAATTTTCCTCTCGTGTAAATGGACTAAACTAAACGAGAGAAGGTGTCGAACATATCGTGCGAGGTGTCGCTTTTGCGAGGTGTCGCGGTAATACGGTCGAGGTGTTCTCCGACTTGCGTATATTATCCTATTTTGCGTAGTAATCGTATTATCTTTAAAGCTTTTGCAGTTCTATCTTCTTGTTTCGCCGCGATAGCATCTGCCCAAGTTTTTCCGGCATCGCCGCCCCATAGAGCCCAAGCGATTCGGCCGTTACTTGGGTATCCCTTTTCTCCAGGACTAAATCCTTCGGCTTTTTTATCTACTTCGTGTCTAGCAAAAAAGGATCGCATACGCATTACTGTTGATAGAGGTAAGTCTCTTCCGTTACTTATGTCGCGAGCTCTGGCGACACCTATTAGTGTCCCACCTCTGCCGAATTCTCTCCGCCAGGCTAATCCTCTGCGAGCTTCGGCTCTCATAGCGGCATTTGGTTTATAGGTTTCTTGTCTTTGTCCATATTCGCTTATATTTATAGCCGTAAGCTGGTCTATCGCCTGTTTCTTTGTCTTATGACAGCCTAAAACCTCACCAGTAGAGTCTTTTATTACCGCCCATCCTGAGCAGTCCGGACTATCACTAACTACGCTGTAGGGCATTTAAGATTAACCTGGCAGCTTCTAGGCGTGGAGTTTCTATAGTTTCCTCATCTGCGGATCTAACGCCAGAAACTGCGGCTGCGTCCCCATAAGCCCCAAAAGTAACCAGGGATACTTCGGCTAGATGAGCCTTTAAACGTTCAATAACCCCATCTGTGCGCTTACGGTTTTTAATTGGCTGGAATCCGATAGAAAGCTGATCTAGGGCTCCATCCTTTACGAGCTCTAGGGCATCGTCTCCTTCGCGAGTACGGCTTATCTTAAATTCGGCGTAGAGCCCCTGATCTGTTTCTCTTAATACGGTGGCGCGACCGATCGGATTATTTACATCGTGATTACGGAGAAGCTTTACTCGATGGGCGGCCTTTATGACTTCGGCGAAGGCTCCTTTACGAAATACCTCGACCATATCAGAGCCTACGCGCTGCTCTTTGTCGTACGGTACTGCTATACCGAAGATGGTGCGGCCTTCTCCATCTTCTCGGATCTGTAGATCTAGCGAGTAGCTGCGCTCTTCTTTATTCATCGGTCTCGATTTCCTCTCCTACATCTTCGGATTCGGTTTCGTCCTCATATTCATCATCTTCGAAATCTATCGGCTCTGCATCCGTTGGGTTAATTGGATCTCGATTTTCCATATCTCTAACCTCATCTACTGTTAAGAAACCACTGGTAATGCCTGTTGAATATGCGCTATAGCGCGAATTAGTATCTGTACGTAGCAGCGTGTCATAATCAAAACGCGCAACCTGGCCGCGTACTAATAGATCCGATAGTGCCTGCTCGATTCTTTCTGCGATCGGCTGAATAGACCAGCGCACTAGCTGTAAGTTTTCCTGCTCTACGTTCGCATAGGTACGCGAAGTATTCGGTGCTCCTAGATAGTAGGCAGGTAATCCAAGAATATTGGCAGCTTCGGTTAATGCCTGTACTTGTACTTCGACTAATTGCGACTCTTGTGCGTTGCCACTTAATATTTCGAATTCTGTAGAAGAGTTCAAAACGGCAGGCATACGGTTACGGCCGTTATACATAGCCATCCATTGAGCCTTTAACGCGTCGGCTTCTTCTTGTGTTAGATCCGGATTAGCCGATTTAATGACAGCAGTAGGATTTACTCCACCATCAAAATATCTGGCTGTATATTCATTTATAGCTATTTCTTTACCTAACGCCTGTTTTTGTAAAGCTACTATGCCGCGTCCATACAGTTCGCCAGGTAATGTAAAGTTTTTAATATGCAAAACTTCGCTAGCTGCATATGTCCTATTTTCTATTCTGTAATAAACGCGTCCCTCTTGCTCGAACATATGGACGCGATCACAGGCGACAGGGTAAAAGAAATCTGGTAATCCGTTATCGCCTGGATCTCCAAGAATTGCAAAATAGTTACCATCAAGAATTAAAGATGCTGCCATCGCGGAGATAGTTTCCATCCGCGTTTGAGTAGGCACTGGTCTTTCTAAGATTTTAGGCGTTGGTTTTACTAATCTGCCTTTACGATATGAATTAAGCTCTAGCGCGCCGATAGCATCTGCTAATAATGAGACACCGCGATAGATCGCAGGAATTCCTAAAGCTGTATTAGTATCGACATACGTACCAGCCCAGTTAGCCTGGAACGCTCGACCTACGCGACCTAGAGAATCTACATAACCACTAGAGGTATATACGACCGACGGCTGGATCTGTCGCTTTAGGAGTCGTCCGAGCATTTACTTAATCTCCCTCTCTAGGGCAATTCCAAAAAGTATTAAGAAGGAGCCGCCTAATACTATCGCACTAGGGACGTTTAGTAATGACACTCCATATACCACTAATGAAGCTCCGAGTACTTGTAATGCTGTCGTAAATGGTTTCAAAATATTTTACTCCTCTGTACCGGCTGTTCCTCTGGTTCATTAACCACACCATAACGCGCCAGCGTTGCCGCTACGAGTGGAGTTATATTATTCGTGCTGTGCCTGCTCCAAGCCCAAGAATCTCCTAGAGCTCTTTTACTAGACCCTTCTATAGCTTGTCTTAAATTAGGGTCGTCTAGATGGCATATCGTCCGAGCTTGTACTGCATCATAAAAGGATCCGCAGGCTCTAGCGTAGTCGCGCAGACCGATAGAGATTACCTTCACCTCTGCGTTTTCTAGCTGCCCTATCATCGAGCTCGCAGGTGAGCCGTTATCTATGACTACTGGTGCGTTCCATTTTTTAGCTATTTCTATAAGTCTAGGTAGTACCCAGTTAGCCCCATCTTTAGCTTCGATGATTTCCACAGGTGTCATATCCCTAACTAGGCCAGATACGGCTATGGACGACTTATCGCGCTCTCTAGATATATCTACGGCTAATACGACCTTATTACCTACGGTTATGTCTGTTCGAGCGAGCGAGTCCCATAGATCCGTAGGTATGACCTGTACAGCTTCTAGAGCAGGCCAGACGTTTAACCACTCTTTCGTAAAAATCTCTGGGCTGTTGGTATTAGCAGCTTCTCTTACGGCTTCTAGTAATACGCCGTTAGATTCTCCTAGCGATGGTATCGCCTGTCGCCATATAGCCTCGTCCATATAATCGAATTTCTCCTCGTGTGGAGCCCACTCGAACCAGGCTAGCCGCGTACTGCGATCATTTATATTAGCGTGCGCTACTTGTCGGTAATGCTGTAATAGTTCACTCTTTCCAGGTATGCCAGCGTTAGACAGAATCCATAACTGTCCATCTTTACGAGTAGCTAACGTTGGTTGCAGCGATGCGATGAGCGATAGTGGATGGGTTAGAGCTTCGTCGATCACCATAAGGTTAAGGCTCATACCGCGAGCTCCCTTATCGTTAGGTGTGACTATGCCGTATGTAGATCCATTTTTCATATATAGGCGTTCGCTGCCGTTTATGTAAGAGATGCGATGGATCTTACGAGAAATCTCTGGGCAGCGTTCAAAGCTATTTACGTGCTCTTGCCATTTGAGTTTAGCCATATTGCGATCCTGCGCTGTATAAGCCACAGATCGCCTAGCCTTTAATAACTCTAGTGCGATGCGAGTTTCTACGAGTTTAGATTTTCCAGACTGGCGACCTACGCCTACACCGATAGTACGAAAATAGTAATAACCGTCCACCTTCTCTAAAGCGGTATCTGCTACTAAGCGTTGCCAGCCATAAAGACTAAAGCCCATAAGGTTCGCAACCTTTTCGAGTAAATGCCCATCTGTATCTAAAGATGGCTCTCTAGGCGTAGCCCATCGTGGGGGACAGTCTGTTACGAGTTCCATAGATCCTCTAGCGAATCACTAGGGGCTAGTTTCGACCATATCTCTCGTAGCTCTTTTGAGATAGCCGGTATGCTCTGAATTCCCTTACCTGTCTCTTCGATGAGATCCCAGGCAGATACCAGACCTAGTAGAGTAGAGCGCGTGACTGCATCTATGTCAGTGCGACCCCTTAGCATCCGCTTCATAGCTCGCGTATGCCTACCGCTCCGTTTCCTACCAGCTCCGGCTGCGTCGGACGGCTTTACGTTTTTTGTTTCCAAAAGTTGCCCCTCTCGAAAGATTACATTTAGCGCAGCTAGGGAGAAGCTGTCCCTGCCAGAGTTCCGGTCTATCGAAGCTAGCGATCGGCGGCTCGTGATCGAGTTGCGTCGCAGGCTTCTCTTTACACCAGTAACAGACTGGATTTTGCGCCAAAATCATTTCTCTAATTTTTTTGTAAGTCCGACCGTATTTAAAACTATTTTTAGTTTTCATAACGTTTCTTTATTTTTCTCTTTATTTTTTTCCACAGGTTTCAAGCCAGGGGGGAGAGAGAACGCGCACG